TTACCTTTTCTTCCGGCACATTGCACATATCCGCAATGCTCTTTTTCTGCATGCTTACATATTCTTCAAGATCGATGTTTTTTGTATCAATATCGACATTCAGCTGCATATAACCATCATCATAATTATATAATTCTGCGTCCAAAATCTTATAATATGTGCTGATACTACACTTCATTGCTTTTCCTCTTGCTTTTCTTCTTCTCTTTTTCCGCACATCAGTTCGATAAGCCATTGTTCCTGTTTCATCAAATACTCATACTTCCACTGGAGCAATGCCTGATCCAGAGCATGATCTGCTATATGAAGCTGCATTTTCACAGAAGAAATTCTCATTCTTGTTTCATCGATCTGTTTCTGAATCCTCGCACAAAGCTCTCCGTACTTGGATGCTTCACTCTCTTTTCTCACTCTCTGTACTGCTATGGCACACCATAATGTAAAAAACGCTCCTACTGTAGCAGCTCCTGCGATATAAAATAATACACTTCTCAATTCGTTCACCTCTCCGCTTCTCTGCAATGTTTGTTCCAGGCCTCTATTACGCTTGATATGTTTTTCCCAGCAAATGATACGAGATCACATTCTGTGGTAAGGTCTCCTATTTTGTCTCTATTGCTCTCGATTCCTTCGCAGCTGATTGCATACATTCCTGGATTATCTGCAAGCCCTTCTATTGTCGGATATTTTCCGCAGAAAGGGCAAGGTCTTACTCCCATTTTCAGCGCATATTTTTTTAACATAATTCCAACAGTCCTTCTCCTTACTTTAGTTATTTCTTTAAATGTCATCCGTTCTTCTATGATTCGCTTTGTCTGGATCGAAGCCTTCTGGATATCTTGCCTTCAACTTATTTATATTCATCTGGAATATCTCATCTATATCCAACTCCATGGATTCGCATATCATAGCAACATACCACATCACATCTCCAAGCTCTTTTTTCAAGTGTTCAACATGTAACTCATTTTCATGAAATACCCATTTTTTTATTAAATCTAATACTTCTCCGGATTCTCCAGCAAGCCCCAGGCATCCATTCAGCACACCCCCAATATCCGGTATGATCA